TCATTTGGTGACTTCGCGGACGTAGGCCTGGCAGGCCTGCAGTGCGATCAGTCCTCGATCACCGGTGTCGGTGATGCCGATAATTCGTTGAGCATGCGCTGGGTCAAGTCGGGCGCGTATGGCTCCATAAACCACGCTTCCGGTGCCGGCGGCTTCTCGCACCCCACCGTCACCACCCGGGGCGGCAAAGGCTCCGGCGTCGACAAGGACTGACAGCCGCAAGTCAGCAGTAGCCAGCCTGTCACGCAGGCGAGCTTGAATCTGTTGTGCATCGTTCATTTCCCTCCAATGTGTTTTGCCCTGCTCCTGCAGGCGATCCTCCAGGTCTTTGCGCTGACTTTTCTGCTCAGCCAACTGCTCCAGGGCTGCAGCTGCAGCTTCCTCACGCTCACGACCGTAAGCCCGATCCTTATCCGCCAGCTGCTGGACATAATCTGCAGCCTGGTCAGCCAACCGCTTTCCGTACTCGCTGGCCTGCCACACCCAGGCTCCATGCCCGCCGGCATAGAGCCCGACCGCAACAGCCAGAAGCGCGATACGCCAGTTCAGCGGCATTACTGCAGCACCTCAAGCGCGCGTTTGTAGAGCGCCTGGCGATCCTTCAACCCATTCAGGCCACCATTGATACGGCGAGTGATCAGCTCGAACACGGAGTCATCGGCCTGCAGCACCTTGTCAGCCAGGGTGTTAAGCCCCGCTCGCTGCCAGTACCAGCCGGCCGACAGTGAGGCGTAGACGGGCTGCTCGAGCAGGTCGGGGGTATTGAGCAAGCGGCTGTCACCGAACAGCGCTTCGCTGCAGGCCTCGTAGTTATCGCGGCCAGTGATCTGAATAAGCCCACGGCCACGGTACCGCTGACCATCACCGTCAGCCGCCGGGGTGTTGCCGAGACGCTCCGCCAGCCGCCCGGTGTCGTACTTGGCCAGGTAGGCATCGTTACCGAGCTCTCGCACATACTGCAGCTGGCCCGACTCATGGCCGACTTGCGCAAGGAACGCAGCCATACGCCGAGGGGTGATGATCGAGTACTTGCCCATGGTTGCGTTGAGGCCGGGAACAAAAACGCCGGCTTTGCGGCCGGCGTTGGGGAGGATCTGTTGCAACTGTTGAACTGAGATAGCCATTGGTTTCTCCAGTGATGACCGTGTGTGGCCATGAGGGTTAAAGCTGCTCAACCTTGAGCGGCTTGTCGTCTTTCTTTTTCTTGCCTGAGGCCTTGGCCTTGCCCTTCTTGCCGCCGTTACACTCCACGGTCGTCGTCCAGCCGCTGGCCGTGAACACTTGCTCCACGCTTTCCACCAGGTACTCGCCATCGAGCCCCACCTTGAAGCCCTGGGCATTCACCGTGCACTCCGCGAACAGGTCGTGCCGGCCCGCCATCTCCAGGCGCACGCCGGCGGTGCTGCGGTTGAACGCGGCCAGCCGCGCCTTGGCGGCCTGTGTGGCAGCAGTCTCGTTGGGGTAGATATGGCGGTCGGTGTGAACCGGGGGCAGGCCGTCCGGCGATTCGTCGTTGTTCAGCTGGACCACTTTCAAAGCGCCGGTTTTCTGATCCTGGTGCTGGGTTTTCACGGCTTTCTGCGTGCTGCGGTCGCTTAGCCGGAACTGATAGCGGGACACGTCCGTCTTGTTGACGGTGATGAGCTGCAGTGACTTGCCCGAAGTGCTCTTCCCACCCTGCCGGGGCATCACCAGCAGCTTGCCCTGGGCAACCTTGGCCGTGCTGTCGTACTGCCGCGCCAAGCGCGTGACAAAGTTGAAGTCCGACTCGTTGCGCTGATCTATCCGCTCTACTTTGGTCGTGACCGGGCACACCACTTCCCAGCCGTTGCGCTTGGCGATTTCAGTGACGATCTCGGACAGCGGCACATTCTCCCAGCTGCCGCTACGGGTGGTCTTACCGCTGCCACGCATGTCGCTGGCCTTGCCGCGAATGGTCAACTCATCAGGCGGACCAGATAACTGCACTTCGTCGACCGTGTAGGCGCCCATACGCTTTAGCGGTTGCCCCTCGTAGCCCAGTAGAACCTCCACCACACCACCCCGGGCAGGCAACGCAACTACCTGGTCGCGATCGTCAATGCGCAGCTCAAACTCATCCGACTCCATGCCAGGCTTGTCCGAGATCCGCAGCAACAGCAAGCGGTCATTGATCAGCGCGGTGATGTCCTTGCGGTCCGCGATGATTCGATACGTTGGTTTCATGCTTACTCCAGAAACAGGAAGCCCCGCACGGGGCGGGGCTTCGTTACGCATAGCGTGGGATCAGTCGAACAGCTGCAGTAGCTCGACCGCCGGCGCCGACAGATCGGGCAGCATTATCAGCAGGCCGGCGCGGTAAGGCTGTGCCTCCCTGGCTAAATCCGGGTTGGCATCGAGCACTGCCTCGACCGTGCCATTGAGATTTCCGTAATGGTGCTGACAGATCACATCGAGCAGATCTCCGTCAGACGTTCTGCAGGTCGTTGCCATAGCTCACAAATTCCAGGTTGAAGCCCTGTTTACGGGGGATGCCACCAGCCAGCAGGTGGCTTTGCTCCTCTTCGATATTGACCAGGCACCAATCGCCCAGCACCTCACCGTACCCCGTGACCAGCTTCAGCGCTTGCAGGTTGCGACCGATGCTACGCAGCACGCCCAGTTGCTTGATGCCACCTTTGTGGTGGGGGAAGATCGCGCCCTTGAGCGTTATCTTGTCCTCGCCCAAGCCCACTGCCTGCTGGGCGACGCTCCGCCGCAGACGCTCTTGGCCAGCCCAACGGAACGACGTCTGACGCCGCAACTCATCAAAGGCGGCGGTGCCCAGGTTGAAGTAATACGGCTGTTTCTTCGGATCGTGCGGCTGGATTATCAGCAAGTGCGGGTAAGGCGCGACCGCCTCAGGTAACGGAGTGGCCGAACCCAGCAGCCCGCCGGTCGGTAGCACGTTGGACAGTGACGGGCTAACCAGCCCCGCCACCCGGCCGGCCTGGGCTGTGACCTTGGCCGCCATTTGTTTGAAAGTACCGAGCCGCTCCTGCACCTGAGTAGCGCCGGTGACTCCTCGGCTATACATCGAAGCCACCTGCCCCACCTGAGACTGTGCCACGTTGATACTGCGCACTATCCGGCCAAGCTTCGCACCGGCCTCAGGCCCCACGAACGGGATGTTTTCCAGCTCCGAGGCGGCCCCCGTGATGCTGCCGACAGCGCTATTGAGTGGGGACAGCATGCCATCCACCCCCTTGCGCCCGGCCTCCCCCGCTGCAACCAGCCCGGACAGGGAAGACTCCAACTGCTCCATGTAGGCCATAGGCCCTCCTTAAACATGCGGTTGGTCGAACAGTTGAGCCGACGCCATGCGCGCCGATGCTTCGCGCTGCCAAGCCTCAAACAGCCGGCGCAGAGGCGTCTCGATTTCACGGACAACCTGCGACGGGTCTTTCACATCGCCCTGCACGTCGATCTTGATGGTTGGCGAGAACGAAAACGCCTGATCCACCTTCGGCGCCGATACCACCACAGGCGCAGCCGCTTTGGCTGGCTGAGCCAGCTCGAGCACCCGAGGTGGCAACGGTGCCGACTTGGCCACCATGTCACGCACCACATCACCGAAACCGGCTGGCAGCGTTGCCAACTGGGGGACAGGTGGCGGAGGCGCGCCATCGGCGGCGGGCCTACGTTCGCGACTATCGATCACCACAGGCACCGGCGCTGATTTAGCTGGGACCTCGCGCACCGTTTCGCCCAACTTCACCGGCAGCGTGGCCGGCGCCGGTTGCGGTTGGGTTTGCGGTGGCACCAGGCCGGTCCCCGGGAAACGCACCTTGTTCTCCGTCAAAGCCGCCAGCAGGTAGGAATCCTTGGGCTCATGGTCGCGCGGGTCATACGACACTGCAGGCGCAGTCAGCGCTGGTGTAGCCACGGCTCGCACTGAGTTGCCCAACTTCGGCGCTTCCTGCAGCAGTGGTTCAGGCACAGGGTCAGGTTGCGCCGGCGGCGCCCCCGGAAAACGCAACTTGTTTGCCGTCAATGCCGGTACCAGGTACGGATCCTTGGATGCTGGGTCGAACGCTTCAGACTCCGCAGGGGCCGGGGTGGGCACCGCTCGCACCGTTTTGCCCAGCCTCGGAAGCTCCTGCAGCACCGGCGCTGGTTCAGGCTCGACCACTGGCTCAGGTTGCGCCGGCGCCGAATCGGTCACCGCGCGGAGTGTGTCGCCTAGCTTCGCCGGTGGCTCCTGCAGGATCGGCACCGCCTCGGGTTGAGGTTCGGGCGGCACCGGCGGCCGCACCAGTGGCGCAGCTGGGAAACGCACCTTGCTGGCCGTCAGAGCGGGCACCAGGTACGGGTCTTTGCTCGATGGGTCCGGTGGGTCATACGACACGTCAGACTCAGTCGGGGTTGGGATGACCACAGCTCGCACCGTGTCGCCCAACTTCGGCGGCGGCTCCTGCTCGATCGGCGCGGCCTTAGGTTGAGGCTCTGGCTGCGCCGGCGGCCGCAGGAAGCGCACCTTGTTGTTCGTCAACGTGGGCACCACGTGCGGGTCTTTGGACGCCGGGTCTAGCGGGTCATACGACACCTCAGGTTTGGCCGGCACCGGGACTGCTACCTTGCGCACCGTGCCAGCCAGGGCCGGTATCGGCGCCGCCGGCACTGGCTTGGTGTCAGGTTCACGGTTGTCGATCACTGCCGGCGCTACAAGAGCAGCCTTCGGCGCTGCAGGCAACGGGGCCGAGGTATCAACCTTGGGAGCTGGCTTGTCCTTCTGCGCCGGTGCCAAGGTTACCTGTACCGCCTCCCTAGGCGCCGGCGGACTCTCCGGATTCGCCGTGGCCTCGGACTCGGGTTGTTCATCGCCAAACCAGCGCTTACCCAGCCACCCGCCGAGCGACTCACCACCCATGCCACCCAGTACAGCGCCGATTGCGCCGCCTACTGCAGTACCTATGACCGGTACCACCGAACCGATGGCCGCCCCAGCAGCCGCGCCGGCAAGCGTTCCCGCAAGGCTGCCAGCTGCACCACCGTACCCCTCTGCCTTCTCGTCTTGAGAGCTGGCGTTCATCGCGACATCAATCGCAGCAACACCGGCGTCAATCACATTCCCGCCAGGCAGTCGCTTGGCAAGACGCGTAACGCCCCGCACCGAGCGGGCAACCCTGCCCAACTCTTCAACGCCGGCTACCATCTTCGGCGCAGCAACTGGAATAGCGGGCTTCGCCAGTGGCGACTTGGGCGCCTCAACCTTCACCCCGGGCCGTGCTGGGGACGCTTGCCTTGCCTCTCGCCTGCGAGCCCGGCGCCGGCTTCTACGACTACCCCGGGCAGGTGCGGCAGGGGCGCTGTTTGTGACGCTACTACCGATCCCGCTGAATGCATCGGCATTGACCACGAACACCCGCTGCGTGTCATCCCTGCCTGCTAGCGGGTCGTTTGCCGGCGCCGCATCCTTCGGTGTGGCTCCAAACACCTTACCCAGCAGGCCAAGGCCGGTATCGACCACTTTGCTGCCCGTCTTAGGCAGCTCAATGGGCGTACGATCGCTACGGCCCGCCCGGCCGGCCATCCTTTCCAGGCCTCGACCGCGCGCGATGTTCAACACACCACGTCCAATCTTGAACGCACTGGATGCAGTCTTGAGTGCGAGGATGGCCGCCACGGTACCGGTAATGCCTGCCACAACAGCTGGGAAGCTGTCAGACAGCGAGGTAATGCCACGAGCGACGGCAGTCAGGCCCTTCGACGCCATGTCAGTAGCCGGGCGAATCGCGTCGCCAATGCTGCGCATTGCGTCGTCTGCCGCTTGGACTGTCTCGGCCCACTGCTGCGCCGATGTTTCACGGCGCTCGGTCAGGTTCTTGTCGAGGATACCCGAAGCCTTTTGCGAGTTGGCCTTCAGCTCCTCATACAACCCTCTGTTCTGCCCGTAAGCAGTCAGCGCCGCCTTGACCTGCATGTCCGCGAAGATATCGCCCGTGCGCAGGGTCTTTTCCAGGGCATCCAGCGCCGCTTTAGCTTTCTCAGGGTCGACTTCCTTGTCGATCTTGGCCTTGGCCGCCTCGATCTGTTTGGCCTTCGCCGGATCGGTCGCCTCGACGTACTTCATGGCCAGGGCCATGGACGCCTCAATGACGTTCATGCCCTTCTGCAGGCCGGTATTCAGCGAGGATTGATAGTCAATGCCAGCGTCCTTATAGGCCTTGACCACCTCGCCAGAACCGATCTTCTCCATCCAGTTCTTGAAGTTGTTCGCCGCTTCGTCCGAACTGCCGGCGGTCTTCATCTGCACCTGCAGCATCGAGCCGAGCGAGGTCACCGCATCCAACCCGGTGATCCCGTTTTTCTCCATGCCGGCGAGCAACTGCGGGAACCACTTGGCCATGTCGCTGGCCTCGAAGCTACCCGCCTGACCTTGGTAGGCGATCGCCTCCAGCGCCTGCTGCATGACTTTCGGGTCGCTGATCTTGGCGTTTTGCTGCAGCGCCTGGATCATCGATGCAGTGTCGACACCCGAAGATCCCTGGCCAATCGCGAACTTGGCCGCGACCGGGGCATACGACAGCGCCTTGTCCAACTCCATGCCAGCGCCGACCAGCTGGTTGACTAGGTCAGCCACATCGTTGCGCGACATGCCTGTGTCTTGGGCGGTATCGATCACCGTCCGGGTGAGCTGCCGCTCCTCCGGCTTGTTGACGATGTCGGCCTTGATCGCAATGTCACGGATGACCGCTTGATAATTCGCGCTGATCATCGTCGGCACTGCGGCCATGCCCGTGGCAACTACGGTCTGGCCGATGTTCGACTTCAGCGAGGCCTTGCCCGCCTGCAGCTGCTGGTGCCCCTTGAGCTGCAGATCGGCGCTCTTCGCCTCACGCCCCAGGCGCTGATATTCACGACTGAGGCGACCAACCTCGATGCCCTGCTTGCGCAAGGCATCCAGATTGCTGTCCAGCTTGCGCTGCAGTTTGTCAGCACTCGCAGCACCGCTGTCGTGCGCACGCTTCCACTCTTCGCGCAGCTTGATGGTTTCGCCAATGGTGCTCTTCAGCACCTTGGCCCTGTTGCCTTTGGCTTCCAGCTTCTGGATGCCGTTCTCAACCGTCTTGAACGCTGCGCCTACCGATGAGGCAACAGCACCCCCGATCACCAGCGATAACGCTAGCCTGCTTGCCATCGGTGCCCCCTGTGCAAGCTCAATCCGTGAGCCACCAGACCATGTCCGCGTAGGACATGGTCAGGATCTCTGCGGCGGAGAAATTCAACTCAGCCGCAAGTCGCTTGGCTGCTTGCTTCTGTGTGGCGGGATTAAAGCTCGTCGTCTCGCACCAAAAAGTTGTAACCGGTCGCCAGACGGTTGTAATCCTTGTAGGTGAGGCCTTCCAGGTCCTTGACGTGAACGTCGGCCAGGGAGGCGAACAGGTTCAACTCGCGCTGCTCGTCGTCACCGTCCGAGGTCTGGGTCGAATTACGGATATCGCGCACAGTCGGCGCTCGCAGGGTGATGGTGTCTTGCTCAACGCCGTTGAGCTGGGCCGGACTGGTCAGCGTTACGGTGACGCGGTCGGCTTCCAGTTTAATGAATTTGGGCAGTGGCTTGGCCATGGATTTGGGTCCTTGATTCGAAAAGGGTTGCGGAAAAGACAGGGGGAATTACAGGCCGAGATCGCGGCGCTGGCTGGCCAACTGGTCGACGCCATTGATGACCCGCTTCATGCCGGCCGGGTCGATCTCGTAGATGACTTCGCCGGCGACCTCCAGCTTGTAATAGGTCAAGGCCACAGCATGCTTGAGCTCGGCCTTGTCGCCCGGCTTCCAGTCACCCATATCCAGCTCTTTCAGGGTGCCACGCTGGGTGACGATGACCGCCTTGGTTTCCCCCTTCTGGCCCTTGAACGAGCCACGGAACGTGCCGTTAAACGCGTTGCCATCAGCCAGGCCGTAGAACTTCAGCGACTCTTTACGCACGCCGGTGGTGGTGAAGTTGGACTCCATCTTCTCCATGCCGACGTCCATCTCGATAGGCATGTCCATGCCACCAGGGCGGTGCTCTTCCATCTTCAGCGTGAGCTTGGGCAAGGTCAGACTGGGCACATCGCCCTGGAAGCTGACACCGTCCACAAACAGGTTCATGTTGGCCAGAATTTCGGGAATCATTGCCATGTGATGCGCTCCTTACGCGACTTGGTCGAGGACTTCGGTCAGCCACTGATTGGTGACTTCGATACGGAAATTCGGGTTTTCAGCCGGCGGAACGTCGGTGAAGCGGATGTTCCAGTACACCTTGCCCTGCTCGAGCTGGCTGGCCGTGTTGAGCACCGGGTCGGCGTAGACCTCGAAGTTGATGATTGCGCCCTGGGCTTTCAGGTCGCGCATGAAGGCCTGCAGGCCATCGGTCACGTCGCGGATATAGGTCGAGGTGATGCCCCGGTCTACTGCCCACTTGTGGCCGTACAGGATGGCGTCCATGACCATGTCCATGGTCCGCACCCGGGTGACGAACGCCCATTTCGAATCGCTCGACAGCGTGCGGTTGCCCCACAGACGGAAGCCGTCGTCACGGATGATGGTCGCGATGTTGGCGTTGTTCAGCAGGTTGGCCCGGCACGTCTCGTCGCCATCCAGGTACTCGATGGCACGGGTGGTGCCAGTGATGCCGACAAACTCCTTGTTCGACGGCGACGACCAGAAGCCGTATTCGCTGTCGGTGTAGGCAAACACGCCTGCAGCCCAAGCCGAGGCCGGCGCGTCGATGGTCGCACTGGTGGTCGTGTCCCACAGCTGCACGCCCGGATCGACCATGTAAAGGCGCTTGGAGCCGAACGACTTGGCGTAGGTGGTGGCCGCCTCGTCAGTGGTGCCAGGGCCGTCGATGATGGCGACCGCGCGCAGCTTTTCCGCAATCGACTGCATAGCAGCGGCTACCGCCTGGGTCGCGCTGTGCTTGGGTGCGACGATCAAGCGAGGCTGTGCGTTGAAACGGCTCTTGCCATCCAGCAGCGCCTGCAGGCCGGTACGCTTACCGCTGGCCTGTACGCCACCAATGATCCCGGAAGTCTGCGCCGCCGGGTCGACCACTTTGGCCACGCCGGTAGCGACGATCACCGCCTTGGCGCGGGCATAGATGGCCTGGCAGGCCTTGGTAATGGCCGAGGCCGCGCCGAACGCGGCGACCGCCTCACGCTCGTTGGTGATCAGCACCAGGTCACCGGCCTTGGCCGTGGCGCCGGCGCCCTCGGTGAAGGTGTCGACCAGGCCAATGATCGAGGACGATGGCAACGAGACGTTGCGCGCGCCGGTGTCGACGTTCGTTACGGTAACGCCGTGAAAGAATCCAGACATTTGAAACTCCAGAAAGCACAAGGCCGCGTCATGCGCGGCCCGAGGATGGGAGAAATAAAACCGTCAGCGCTGCAGGATCTGCAGCACCTCGACCAGCAGCGCCACGATCAGGCAGGCCACCAGAGGGCAGAAGAAGTCGAGGCGACCGTCTACGGTCCATCGCCAGATGCGCAGGCCGTCGTACCAGCGCAGATTGGCCAGGTGCACCGCCTCGACGTGCGCCAGGTTGCGCTCGCCCTGGGTGTACTCGCGCCCGGCGAAAAAGAAGATGCCGGCAGCGGCGCCGGCCCAGTGGCCAGCGGGGACGCCCAGCCAGGCCAGGACGCCCCACAGGGCGCCCATGATCAGCAACGCCGCCAGGACGTGCTCGAAGTGGGTTCGATTCATGCGTGCCCTCCAGGCACAAAAAAAGCCGCTTAGCGGCCCTTGGGGTTACGGGGTGCGAAAGGGTCAGACGGCGTTGCCGACGCCCTGAATGCTGGCCTTGATCTCGGCAATCGCTTCATCGGCGACCGCCTCGGCACCCTCCAACGAGGTGCGCTTAAACACTTCCTGCTTACCCTTCAAGCGCACCGCGCGGATCTTGTACAGTGCACCTTTCCAGGCCGCAGCCTCGGCCAGAATGTTGTCGGTAGCCGCCTGAGCTTCCATGTCGGTGGCATCCATCCAGGCTTGCACCGTCGGTGGCACCTCACCTTCATAGTTCGCCATCGCAAAGGCCTTGGCCTCTTCGGCGGTGATTTGATACTCCAGAGCGCGCAACGAGTCGCCCAGGACTGTGCGGCGGGCCAGATCAGCAGCCTGATCGATCTGCTCTGCGGCCACCAGCAGGGCAGCACCCAGCGGCAGTTCCTCATAGTTGAAGCCAACGTAAGAGAGGCCGCCGAAAACCACGGTAATGTTTTGCTTGTTCATACTTTCCTCACAAGGTGGTCAGGTTGGTGAGCAAGTTGCTCAGGGTGTTAGGGTTCGCGCCGGCCGTGGTCCCGTAGATATAGCGACCCGAGAATCCAGCCGGGAACGTTACGCCCAGGATCTCGAAAATGATCGCGCTGTTTGGCGAACCCACAACCCAGCCGATCCAGTCAGCAGCGGCCTGAACCTCGCAGGAACTCAGCTTGACCGGCGCCAGGACGTTGCCCGCGTTCGAGTTGGTTTTGAAGAACGAGTTAGTGAACCCGAGAGGTACAGGGTTTTGCCCAGCAGGAGACGGGAACACAAACGTGATGTCACTCGCCATGATCTGGGCACCGTTGAACATCACCATGCCAGCCATATAGGTGGCCGAGCTGTCGCCGGTCTGGTAGTAGACTGAAGTGACTTTTCGCTTGACGCCCGACACGTCAGAGCGGAAGTGAATGAACCGACTATCAACGGTGATATTTGTCTGCATCGGATAGTCAGCCTGCAGGAAGATATCTACCGTGCCGCCATACGGGGTGTTGCTGATAGCCTTGTCGATGGTTTTCAGCGGCTTTTCTGCGGTGCCTTCGTTGGTATCCAGCCCGGTCACCGGATGAACATAGAATCGTTTGTAGTTGCCAGGAACAGCGGCAATCGCTGCAGCCACTGCAGAATCAATGCCCGCTTTTTTGGTGTTGAAGTAGCTGATAAGCGACTCGGTTTTGGTCACCAGGTTGGCAACATCACTTTCGAGACTCATGGGTTACGCTCCGTAGATGGTTTGGACTACTAATGTTTGCAAGGCGATGACCGCCGCTGCGTTGCTGACTGACACGCTCAGTAGGCCCTCGCGGTCAGCGCTTTGCCGCTGCTCTGCGGCTTGTAAGCGTTGAGCATGGTTACTGAGCACTGCACCGGCCCGGCGCGAATCCTCGGCCAATGCATCCAGCTGATCCTGCCGCTGCAGGCCGCGTAATTGCTCGGCCACCAAGGTTGAGACGGTACTCACGGCAGCGCTTGCCAAGCCTTCGCGGTCGGCGTCCTGCCGGCGTTCCACCTCCAACATGCGAGCCAGCAGATTAGAAATCTGCTCCCCCGCCACGCGCTGCCACTGGGCTTGCTGATCCAGCTGGTCTTGCTGCTGCAGACCGCGCAGCTGCTCGGCAATCAATGCTTGCGCTTGCACGGCCAGCGGACCGGCCAGGCTTAGGCTAAGCCCAGCCTCATTGCTGATAATCGTCACGCTGTCCGCCGGCAGCGCCGCCAGCGACAGGTCGTAGGCCAGCAGCAAGTCGGTGTCCGCCGACTTGTAGGCCAGCGGCGTGGATGAGTCGGACCACACCGCCAACAGGGTGCCGTCGCTCAGCAGAAAACCGATTTCCCGCACCCAAAAAGCGCGGTCGCCATCAGCCAGGGCGGTCAGGTGCAGCAAGGTGCTACTCAGGCGCTCGCCGCCGGCAATCGGGTACTTGGCCGTTTGCGCAACCAGACTTTTCTGGTCGGCCGACGGGGTGTAGCCCGAGGTGCCCAGGGCAATATGGGTGATCTGCGCCGCGATGCCGGTGTTATCAGCACGCAGGATCGCGGCCAGCCCCGCCTTGGTGATCACGGGTTGTAACGGGGTACTCATAGAACAGCCTCCATCGTGCTGCGCACGACGACTAGGGCACGGGTCGCACTGGCGACCACAAAGCCCGATTCAGCATTGATCGGCACGCCAAGGGCCTCGACAGAACGCCGAGACACGCCGAGCGACCGGGTGGCGTTGGCAAACTGCAGGCCCTGCACCGCCACGTCGATCTGCACCGCTTGGGCATTCATGCTCAGGCGTTGCAGGCAGCGCCCTCGGGCAACGTTGGCGAACAACAGACCGCCGTCGAAGCGCGCGCCCAGGCGAAACTCGTAGTGGCTGCGCTCGTTCTTTGCCGCGTCGACCAGGGCGCGCAAACGCGCCCCCAGCTGCGGCGAGATAATCGAGCCCTCCCCCTCGCGGTTCTCGTTCGCCCAGGCCGTGACCTGGAACGTGTACGGGGCCGCGTTGGGGATCTGGTGCCATTCCTTGAAATCCGCATTGACCCGCACCGCCTTGAGCACCCGCCGGATCGCGCCGACGGTGCCCTTGGTCTTGTGGACCGGGATCGCCTCGCGAACCAGCTCGCGGCGCTGGGCGGTGGTGTTGGCCGCCTCCCAGCCCTCGACCTTCCAGGCCCAACCGAGCCACGGCAGGAAGTCGGGCGGGCAGCGCGTCGAGTCGGCAATGCCCCGGATGATTTCCGGGTCAATGCCCTGCTCGCTGGCCGCCTCCAGCGAGCGCTCCAGCAGGGTGGCGTTATGCGGCAGCAGGCTCACATTGCCACCTGTGTGGTCAGCGTGATGGACGTGCAATTGGGGTAATGCCGCTTGTCACACGCAATGCCTGCAGTCGGATACACCAGGTCAACCTGGCTAATACCCGTTACGTGTAATGCCGCGTAAATAGCTGACAGCGGAAGTTGCCCCTCCAGGCTGCGAGCCTCGGCAATGACCGCATCCAGGCCTTTCCGGGCAGTCGCTTTCACCACCACCGGATCCGGCCCGGCCTCAACGTGCAGCACGGCCTGCACCTTGAAGTCAGTCGGCGTACCCGGCTGCACGCGCGGTCGATCGGTGACCGGCCGCACACTTTCTGCCGACAGCGCTGCCTGCACCGTGGCCACCAACTGCGCCGGCGCCGTGGTGCTGTCCAGCCTGGGCAGGATGGCCAGCGACACGTCGCCGGGCAGTGGCTTATCCAGTCCGGCGTCGTAGTCACAGACCACGACAATGGCCCCATCCGGTAATAGCGCTCTAACTGCAGCATCGAGCACAACCCCGGAAAACCGGGGCGAGTCGACCGAAACGTTGGCCAGCTCGGCCGAGGCGGTCAGGCCGTGGTACTCATACGCGCCACGACTGCCGGCAACGGACAGTGCTTCCAGCGACAGCCGCGTGCGGTAGCGCAGCGCCTCGTCGTCTTCCATAACGGCCGCCACCGGCGGTACCGCGTCAGGATCGGCCGCGCGGATGGTCAGCCGCTGCACACCGTAGTCGGCCGCGCGGTTGTCCAGGTCGGCACCCTTTGCATAGGCCAGCAAGCTGGCCTTGGCGGCCGCGTTGACCCGTGCCCGCAGAAGCAGTTCACGGTACGCCATGTTCTCCATCAGCTTAACCATTGGGTCGGACGCCAGCACCGCCGTCCACTGGTTACCCATGTGGCTGCGGAAAATGCCTAGCACCTCCTGATACAGGACCTCAAAGTCTAGGGTTTCCACCACATCGGGCGGGGGCAGCAAAGACAGGTCAATCATGCACTAACCTCCACGACGGCCGAGTTTCCCAGGTACTGGCCTGTCAGTTGCAAGCCGATCTGGCCGCCGACCACTGATACGACCTGCACCCGCTCAAGACGTAGGCGCGGCTCCCAGCGGCCCAAGGCGCGGGCCACCTCGGCCTGCACAGCGCTTTTCCATCCATCGTTAACCGGCAGGTCGACAAAGCGGCGCAGGTTGCTGCCGTAGTCCGGCCGCATGCGTCGGCTACCCAAGGGGGTGGTCAGAATGTCCTCAATCGACTGCCTCAGGTGATCGAGGCCCGAGAGTGGCTGGCCGGTTCGCCGGTCCACGCCAATCATGGTTAGCCGTCCAGACGCTGCAGGTCAGCGTGGCCGCCCAGGAACGCCAGCGCCTCGTCGTCGTCGGCCTGGACGGTCACGCGGCCGGCCAGCACCTTGAACTCGCGCAGACCGTCGCCGGCCTGCAGGAACAGTGAGCGTGAGGTGTAGTCGCTATCTGCGAAAGTCACGCCAAGCGGCTCAGCCTTCGAAACAGCGCCCCCAGAGCTCGAACCAGGTACGACTGAGGACTCCACCGTATCCGTCGCCGCGTCATCCGCAGCGGTTTTCTTGCCTGCCATAAGTGATGCTCCAGAAAAGACAAAGCCCGCGAGAGCGGGCTGTCAGTGTTTGTGGTTGGCGGTATTGCCGCCGGTGTCGATGATCTTCCCAAGGCCGAAGATGTCGCCCGTTACTTGTAACGACCCATCGATCTGCACGGCGCCCTGCAGGGTGATCAAGGTTGCCTTGGCCGTGATGCTCTCGGCCTCGGCACTGATCGCGTTGGACTTGGCGGTGATCGCGTCGTCGGTCAATACCGCCTTGCTGCTGCCGACCTCGATGTTGACCGTGCCGGTGGGCAGCTTGATGGTGTAGCTATTGTCCGCCCAGTCGTAGACCAGGGACCCGCCATCATCGAAGCGCCACACCTCGACATGGTCGCGGTTGTCCGGGCGCTCGCCGGCGTTTCCGTACAGGCCGGGAATGAAGGTGCCCTGAGCGGGGTCACCGCTAGGACTGATCAGCGCGCCCTGCTCCCCCAGACTTGGTGCACGCCAGTGTCGCGCCTTACCGGCAGCCAGCGAATGCCAACGCACCCAGGCGCTGCTCCAGCCGGTACCGTCCGACATGCGCAGCTTGCCAGCATCCAGGTCGACCGCCACGACATAACCCTTGATCACGACACCGGCCAGCATCCGGTCGTGCTCGGCGCTCACGTAACTCACCCCAGTGCCTCCGGTGATTGGTAGTGATGCTCGTTGCCCGGGCCACTGTCAGGATCGAAGGCAACCACCAGCGGGCCGGGCTCTCGGGGCCATGGCCACTCCTCCTCTCCGAGATAGATCACCTGGGTCCACTCAACCACCCAAGCTGCCAGCCCATCCAGTTCAGGCCGGCTCCAGTCTGGCTCTGCACGTACCAAGCGCGCAGGTTCAACCGACAGCCCCCAGTACTGCATCCGCAACAACACCGCCAATTGCGCAGCGATGAATGCCACCACATGCAAATGGTCTTCGCTCTCGGTACCCACTATGGCTCGTGCCTCAAAGCGTGCGTCAATCGCAACTTCGCCTGTCCCAGGGTCGTGTTCAGCCGGTTCAAAACCGGCGAATTCAAGCACCACAGCGGGCAGCGCTACCGTCTCCAACATCCCAGGCATAGTGCCCACATAGCTCAGCCCTGGGATCGACCGGATGATGGTTTCTTCCATTGCAGCGTAAACACTAGCTAGGGGGATTTGATCGTCACCCATTACCAGTCCTCCGTGAGAGCTTGTGTAGCTCGAAGTTCAGCTCCTGCTCCATGACCTCCAGCAGTCGCTGGTGTGCCTTATTCGTCCACGACTCGAAGTGAGGCCTGACCTCTTCAAGGGATATCTTGGCTTTAGCCAGCGGAAATCGACTGCCGTTCTCGGCAATCCATCCCGAGCTGGCCCCGCCCCTTCCCGAGACCTCACTGTCTGGGTAATCGCCCGTGCTGAAGTGTTTGCTGGCTGTACGAATCCAGATGTCAGGCTTACTGCCGTACACCTGTCGGTAGAACGCACCTTGATATTTCCGGCCAGCTACAGAGACACCAGCCCTTGTCTGCCTGGCTCGCCCTGCCCGACTGGCCTCAATGGGGTTGAGGCCAAACCACAGCTTGCCTTGACCATTGCTGGACATCGGATAGGCCAGCAGCCGGTTACGAACCGCCGCAATGGCGATGCGCTCCTGGCGGCCTACTGATCGGGCAACATGTGTGCGAAGCCAGCGCAACGTCTTGTTGATCGCCCTGCGCTGCGCTGCATTGATGGCTTTGGGCAGTAGCTCGGTGAACTGCTCAAACCCCTTCACTTGCCGAGGGTTCGCCTGCAACGTAATCAGACCCGAGCTGGCGGACTGTTTGTGGTAACTGCCAACACTCATCTCACCTCCCGAAGGGCGAAGTTGATCCAGCCCGTGCCATCCGGGTCACGCCTGGCAATGATGTATCGTCCACCGCCATCAGCTGGGGCAAGGTCACAAACCAAATGCAAGCCTTCCTTAATGCCTGCAGCGTCACTCACCCGTACGGAAAACACCGGTTGACGAAGACCGGTGTTGATCGTTCCGACCTTTGGCTGCTGCCACGGCACGGACATGAACCCCTTGACCGGCTGAGCGATACCTTCAATCTCGACTTCATCTCCCAGCTCGTCCAGCAGCGCCGTGTCCATGTCCGCCACCAGCTCGCGGAAGGACATGGTCAGTTACCTTCGCCCAGGTCGTCTTTTTCCTCGTCCTCTTCTTCCTCTTCCTCCTCCTCTTCGCCGCCATCATCGTTCGGAGCAGGATTCGGGATCGGTGACGGCGCAGCTGGACGTTTTGGTGCACGACTGCCAGAGGAATCCAGCTTGCCGCGTGCCACGATGCGGCCTTCGGCGAGCAGGAATTCGCGGACCTCCGCCGAGGGAGGAACGTAGACCTCGCCCTTCCGCACGATCTTGGTACCGTCCTGAATGCAGCCATCGACCACCACGTACTCAATCTTGGCAGCCATGTCACACCACCTTGGCGAAAAGGAACGCATTCGGCTCAAGCAGGCCGGCTAATGGGGCCGATTGCAGCTTCAGCCAGCGCTGGCTTGGCTCCTTGGTAACCCAGCTCTTCGGGAAACGCGCTGCTTCTACCAAGCCGCTCTCGATAGCGTCCAAGTCTTGAATCGCCGCGTACAGCATGGCGTTGCGCGTGGCAGTGGAACCCAGGATCAGGCCGCCAGCCGGGATCATCGGCTTCTCGTCGTCTTGATCAGCCAGGTACCACTCGTCGTAGGTGTATAGGTCAACACCCGGATCATTCAGGTAGCCCAGGTAGGTGACCCCGTCGGGCAACTCTTCAGGCTTGATCAGCCCCATATCAACACGCCGGGTGTTGAGCTGCTTCATCACCATCTCATTGTTCTGGAAGGCATCTTGGGCCTCGCCACTCAGCACCGCGACGTTGGCAGAGCGTCCAGAGTCCTTGGCGATCAGACGGCGCCACTGACGCAGGTTGGCAATAGGATCAGAACCGGAAGTGTTCCAGCGACCAGTGGCCAATGCCACCTTGTGGGAGTCCTCCATCAGGAAGTCGATGGTGTCATCAACCCCATCACCGACAACCCGGATACGGCCGGTGGTCAGCGCCTGAGCGCACATCCACTCTTCCCGGCGGGTGATCTCGTCGTCGAGTTCCACCAGGTCACGACCGAGCCGCTCGCCGGCACGCTCAAGCGCGGTACGGGTCGAGAACGGCGTCTCACCAGCACTGCGCTTCAGGATCTGCTCGGCACGCGTTGGGCGCTTGGGCTGGATGTAGGGCGGCTGGTAGGTGGACGAGGTGATGCCGGCACGCTGCGACACGCTACCCGGCAAAGTTGGGTGAACGAAAGGGGCCATTTTGCGCTGGCCCTTGACGATATCAATGGTCACCGTCTCGGTGGGGAAGGTCTCGGGAGCAGCGCCGTTGAAGAAAGTGTCCATGAGGAAGCGGCGCGGCGTCGGCATCTGCTCAACGGCTTCCAGCATGGTCAGGGTGTCAAAAATGTCAGTCATGTGGGCTCCGATTAACGAATGAAGAGACAGAGAGGACGCAGTGCTGCTTTGGCTGCTGCCAGGGTCAGGCCCTCGCCAAGGGCGAGCTGGCTGCCCAGCACTTGGCCAGTGAGGCGCAGCGGCGCGCTTTTAGCGCCATCGGTTGTGTCAACGTCCTGGTCGAGAATCGCCACGGGCGACTGGGAGCCGTCCTCAGAGGCGACCTTACAAAGCAGGTACTCGCCGGAGGCGGTGACCTGACCCAGCACAGCGCCACGGGACAGCACCTGGCCTGCGGCAATGACGCCAGCGTCCATTACGATGGGAAAGTCACCTGCCGAAAGTTCGCGTGGCAGGTAGGTCTTGCGTTCGGGGTTTGCCATTTGGGGCTCCTAGTTAACGGCGGGTGGCGCCAGACACGATTGCGCTGACGACGGTCTTGCGTTCGCCTGCTTTGCCGCCTTCGGGCGGGGTGGTACCGGTAACGCTTTGCGCATCACCCTTGATCCCGGCGAGCGAGATACCGCGATCCTGCGAAGCCTTGAACAGCACCAGAGCGGTGGCTTCCACCGAACTGCCGTCGTCGATTGCCGCATCGATCTCTTTTTCGAAGCCCTTAACGGCCAGTGCATTGATGCCCTTGATACGCTCGCGCTCTGCGGTCGCGGCCGCGGCGCTGATCGCTGCGGTGTCCGGCTGGTCGGCCTGAGCGATCTCGATGGTGTTGGGGTCGGTGCCAGCTGCAATGGCCGAGCGCAGTTCTGCCGTGGTCTTGACGGTGGTCATGGTGTGTATCCTTGGAGAGTTGATGGCCGGTTTGGCCAGTTCGGTGATCAGGGATTCCAGCGATCCCACGCGGTGGGCGAGGCCGTGCTTGACGGCGTCGGCACCGACGCGGATACCGCCGTGGTCGCCCATCTCGGGCACCTTTGCGGCAGCCACGCCGAGGTTGCGGGCAACCTTGTTCTCGAAGACTGCGGCCATCGCGTCGATGGTCTCGCCCATCTTGGCGCGACCCTCTTCAGTGCCGAGGTCGGGGCGCTTGTTTGGCGCGTTTCGGCTGACGATCTGGTAGCGGGCTCGCCCGGCCTTCTTGTCATCCTCGACCACAGCCTCGACCACAACACCGATGCTGCCGGCCAGGCTTGCCTCGTCGATGACGATCTCGCCTGCCGCCGAAGCGATCCAGTAGGCCGCGCTGGCTCCGATGCCGCCGATGTACGCGACGATTCGCTTTCGGGACCGGCCTTCGTAGATCATCTCGGCCAGTTCGTTGATACCCGAGGCCACGCCACCAGGGCTGTCGATGTTGAGCACGATGGACTTGACCTTGGGGTCGTCCAAAGCACGCTGAATGTCGGTAGCCAGGACCTGAGTGCTGGTGGCACCGCTGATCTCAGTGAACAGGTTGGCGTACCGGAAGATCGGCCCTACGACCGGTACGACCGCCACACTGCCGCGCATGGTGACGCGCCGGGTATCTTCCAATCGCTCGCCGCGCTTGGTCGCCAACGCCACCGGGTCGCCCATGCGGTCGGAGATGGTCAGCAAGTTGTCCAAGGCGTCGGGCAGCATCAGCCAGGGCTGCGACGCAGCCAGCTCAAGTGCACGAGGCATGCTTATTCCTCTTTGGGGTTGGGGTCAGGCGGGGACTCGAGTCCACCCTTGGGAAGGGCCTGAATGTTGTGCTCGCGGCGGTAGGTAACCTCGCGGGTACGCTGCCGGATCACTTGCTGCCACGGCTCGCCGGTCATGGCTGCCGTTTCCAGAGTCTCGTTGCTCACGCCGATCTCGATGCGCTTGCCGGCAGCGTTGGCCTCCTTGAGTTCGTCAATGGCGCCACGGGCTGGACCGATCCAGATGGCTTGGCAGTACGCCTTGCGCTTGGCCGGATCGCTGTAGCCAGGCAGATGGATCAGTCCCCGAGCGACTGCCTCGTCGATGATTAGCTCGCGGCTGGGCTGGCAGAAATCACACGCCAGCCACCAGCGCCGCAGGCTGTAAAAGCGCCACGCCTGGAGCATGGCGGCCCGCGCAGCGCTGTAGCTGCTGCTGTAATGGAGCAGCAGCTCCTCCAGCGGCAGCTCCAACGCAGCGCCGATTTCCTTCACCACGGCGGTGAAGAACGGATCGAACTGGGCGTTAGGCCGGCTTGGGTTGGCTATCATAGGTTCCTCACCCACGCCCAAGTCGACAATCGCCCCCTCGCCCAGGGCGATAGCACCGTCGGAGGTGTCGTCACCACCGGCCTGCTCTTCCGTCAGTGCGGACATGGGCAGGTTGTTGGTGTTGAAGCCGTCGCTCTTCTTGATGAACACCGTGAACATCGCCGAGATCACCGCTGCCATCAGCTCGGCGCTGCTATATCGCTCCAGCTTCTGCAATGGCTCCAGCACCGGAGATAAGTACGGCGCACCGCGCTTTTGACCTGGCCGCTCTTTGTCAGCCATGACATGGAGCACGCGCCGACGCCCGGTGTGGGCGCCAAACACCGCCAAACGCTCCCAGGTCAATGTCTGGCCGGCCAGATGCTCACCGGGATAGCCGGTGCACACGTGATAGGCCACTGGGGAACCCAACGCGTCAAACTCGACGCCCTCCACCAGGTCAGAGCGGTCCATACCGCCGTTCGGGTTGCCTACTCGGTCAGACTCGATCAACTGCAAGCGCGTGCTGAAAATGCAGCCAGGTCTCTCTTGGTCGGGACTGGCGATGAAGATGTCACCGGCCACCATTGAAGAGACCAGCACCAGGGCTTGCAGCTGGTAGTGGTTCAGCGTTGCCTCCGCGTCACACTCCCTCGGATCATCTGCGTAAAGCGACCACAGGCGGTCCAGCTGGCCGTTGAGCTGCTCAGCGTCCTCGACGGTCAGGCCCAGCGCCTCGTGGTCGACCTGGGCACGGCAGACCAGCCCAGTGCCAACTACGTTGGTACGCAGCCGAGTAATCGCCGCACGGGCGATCAGATGGTTACGCATGGCATCACGAGATCGCGCCACAAGCACGCGGCGCTCGCGCTGATTGAAGTCACGTCGTGGGCTACCTAGGCCTGGTAACCAGCTGGCCATGCTGCGTAACATCCGCGAAGCACCTCGCCAGCGGGTTTCAACGCCACCGCCACCGCCCTGCGCGACGATCTGGCTGCCTTCGGTTGACGCCCTGGCCACGCGAATGGCCTCGGTCATCAGCTGCTCAGCAGCCGATTCACGTTTACGGAACGGCCACATGGTCAGATCCCCACATAGGAAACGCGGTTGCGCCCCCGGCCCTTGAGCGCTGCCGCTTCAGCTGCGACATCGGCGGCGTACTGTCTTTCCAGCAGGCGCAAGCTATTGAGCTCGGCCAACTGAATCTCGCGATCCTGTCGGCGCAGTCGCTGCCCGTTCTTCAGGACACGCGAGATCGCCGCCCGGACTTCGTCGAGGCGTTGTTGTGCATCTGTCATGGTTTACCTCGGTTAGCTGACGCGGCTCCGCGTGCCTCTGCCGCGAGAAACCGCACGCCGAGGAACTGGCGCCACGGCCTGCTCATTACTGAAGAGGGTCGGCTGAAGCAGTTGCTGCTCCAGCTGGTCCCATTCGTGATCGCGCAACAGGTGGGTCTTAAGGCTGCGAGCGGCGTGCAAGGCGTACACCTCGCAGTCCAGGGCTTCATTACGGCGCCCTGCCTTCTTCTGCCAGACCATCTTGCTGGGGTTGCGCGGGTGCGGGGCCAGCACCTCGTTGGTCACCTGCTCGTAGTAGTCCGAGCGAATCTCGCTATACCAGTGCATGCGGCCAGGTCCCGCGCCCTTGAGCTTCATCCGCCCATCAATCAGCGTCTTGGCCTTGTGGGTACCAACGATGAACACCCGCAGGCCGTACTTGGCTGCCTTGGTGTTGTCCTGGCTGGTGTCCGCCGATTGCGCTGGTTTAGTGAAGATCTCCCGATCCCGGCTGTCGATGGACGCGCCTTTGATCGCCATGATGTTGAAGCGCTGACGATCTCGAACGTAGGTGTACACCGCATCGCTGGTATTCCCGTCAGAGCTGTCGATGCTCACCGCCGACACGGCGAGGTGTGCACCGCTCTCGGTGGGTATCGGAGTTGCGATGATCCTGTCCAACTCCGTCCAAACGGGGTCGTGGGGATCGATGGGGTTGCCAGGCAACTCGCCCCAGTACAGCCGCCAGGATTCCTCGCCTCTTCCCCAGCCAACGATAATCAGGGCAAGACGGTCACCCTGGACGTCGACACCCACCGTGACCAGCAGCGTGCCTTTGGGGGCAGTCAGTTCGGCATAGGGCTCGGCACGCTTTTCCAGCTCGTCCGTCTTAGGCGCATCGCTTTTGTACTCGTAGCTTTCCCCCATTGAGCTGTTGGTAAAGGCAATCATCGGCCCGATGTTGCCCAGCCGCATGGCGTGCTCGGCCTGCAGCTTTTTCTCCATCAGCACTTCAAAGCGGGAACCGTGGAACGTCGCATACAACTCGTTAATGATGTATCCGGCAATGCCTCGGAACTCAGCGGTAGCCTCCCAGCGCCCGTGCTTGAGGTTGGCGTTCTTCTGGTGGTCATCCCATATCTCACCGCAGTGCGGGCACGCGTAGTACGCCGTTTCCGGTCGCCGCTTGCCGTAAACCTCGTGGAAGTAGTGCTCGCCCTCGTCGCAGTGCAGGTGATCGAAACTCAGCGCGTGCGACTGGCCGCAGCCATGGCATGGCACCAAACCCACACGCTTGTCGGACAGCTCAAGCTCCGCGTCGATGGCTGACAAGCCCTTGATCGTCGGTGTCCCACCGATGATGATTTTTGAACGCCGGAAGGTCTTCAGACGCTCCTTCGCCAGCTTGATGCTATCGCCCTGCCCCCTCAGGTTCAGGTTGCAGTCGTCGGGCTCTTCGATGGCCACCTTCGGAACCGGCGTGGACTTTACGCTGGCCGGGCTGTTGGAGCCGACCATTTTCAGGAAGCCGCCCGGGAACCGTTTGAAATCTTGCCGCTGCTGCAGCTTGCGACTGCGCAGATCAACTTTCTTCCGCAGTCGCTTGGTGGCCTCAATCATCGGTTCCAGCTTTTCCGCGACGTACTGTTTCGCCGCTTCGGCCTTGGGGAACAGGATCAATATGGGGGATGGCTCAAGATCGATCCACTTGCCGATAGCGTTGCCCAGCACCCCCGACGTCCAGGCCACCTGGGCCGACTTGCGCCCTACGATCTCGGATACGTTCGGATCGTCTAAAGCCTCGAGTGGACCACCCGGCCAGATCAAGTGCGGGGTGATATCGAAGCGATACTTACCTGGTGCTGCCGACTCCTCCGGCGCAAGCCATCGAAATCTGTCGGCCCACTGGATGATGGTCATTTTCGGCGGGGGCGCCCATTTGCGGCAAACCCGGCTCATCGCTTTACTCGCCGACTTCTTCAGAGCCCTCCTCGTCGTCCGGCTCGTCAGGATCCCCAGCGAGATCGTCGTCCTCGTCATACGCGGACAACCTCCTCAGTATTGATTCGATGGGCTCGCGGATCAGTTGGTCATCAACCTGCACGCCGTACTTCGCGAACAAGGTAGCGGCCAGCTCATCGGGGAACGTGTTCAAGAGCTCGATCTTGGCGGCCGTAATCACCGCCTCGAACCGCTCGACCATCTCCGCCTCGACGACCACCTCGCCCAGCTCACGTGCCAGCGCGATCTCTTCGCGGTCGCCACGGATTCGGTCGAGGCGGTCACGGGTGGATTCCTTCTTGCCGTTCAACGCGGCCTGGCGCATCAACCACTCGACCACCGCCTGGGTGTCGTAGTGATTTTCGTTGCCGCGACCGACACCGAATTCAATCACCGGCATTCCGTCCTTCTGCCAGCGGCTCAGCGTCCGCTCGTCACGGCCGATAATTTCACTCAGCTCGACCTTGCTGACTGTCTTGCCCATCACTAAGTCCTTGAAAAGACGGACATCCCTGCGGAACTTTCAGCTGCAGGGAAACCGCGAGTCTGCGCACCCGTGTAGGGGGCGGCCCCGGGGGAGGACCCAAAAATCGACGGGCGCCGCACGCCCCAGTCACCGGCGGGGATCACTGCCCCGCCTCGCCGCCGGCCGGCGGCACCTGCCCCAGTCCCAGCCGCTTGGCGGCCCAGCGCATGTAGAGGTTGATCGCGACATCGGCACCTGCCATCGCAGCCAAGCAACCAACCGCTGCTGCCGCCCATACCGAAACGCCGAGGGCGTACAGCAGCATGTTGGTCGAAAGACCGCAGGTCACGCAGGCACCAGAGCGCAACGCCAACCGGCGAATCAGCCCCCAACCGCGAGCGCCCGCCATATCCGCCCGCCACATCTCTCCCGAAACACCGCCGACCAGGGACAGCACGATCACCATCCAGATTGGCAGTTCGGCTAACGTTTGTTGCTCGCTGTTCATGTAAGCCTCATTGGCAAAGCACGGCGCCGGAAAAAGAAAACCCCGCCAGTTGGCAGGGTTCTCGGTGCGCCGACAATTCGGAGCGGCTTGCACAGCACAGTGCTTGTGGGGGAAGCGCCTAAGCGCACTTTTGATATCGTGGCGCCTTTTTACATGCCGCCGGAAAAACCGAAAAGGGCCTATTTTCGGTTCGTCGCCATGTGGTGGCTATGTCTCATCAATGTTGCACGCAAGTCGCATATTCACCCGACGAACGGTCTGCTGGCGGACGCGGCCAGCGCGGGCGGCCAGGATGGCAAACACCTGCAGGTGAAGGGCCTTAACCCAGTTTCGGTAGGTGCGGTCGGCGTCCTCAGCCAGCCCAACCTCGCGCATCTGCTCGCGCACCGTGACCCCATACAGGTAGCGCAGTTGGGCCAGCTTGGCCAGCGTAGCACCGCGCGGATCACGCCGCTCCAGCTGGACCACTGCCGCGTCAACCTCTGCTGCCGCGTGATCAAGGCCTGCACCGCCGACCAAAATTCGCGAACCGGATGAGCCTCCGCGCGGTGCAGCCCCCTTCCATTCCATAATGCTGCCCATTTGACTGCCCAAGCTGGCATCCAGCCCAAGCTGTCCACGCCGCTCTCCCCAATGCTTCATCAGCTCGGCAACCAGACGCAGGCGTTCGGACTGGTCGATAAGTGCCGCCATATCGATGCGGTGCAGCGCGCGATCCACCTGCCCCTGTAGGCGCAATCCTTGGTCCTTCGTCATCGCCAGCCCTCCCCGGCCAGTACCCAACACGCATTTGGCAAACCCAACACAAACCCAACACACTCAGAACTCAATGAATTCAATGGATTGGAAGTTACTGTGTTGAGTGTGTTGGGTGTGTTGGGTTTTTCGGGGTTCGCATAGAGATTTGTTCCCCTTTCGATTTCAGCGATTAAAAAAAATCGCGCGCGCGCGCGTGCGCACAAACCCAACACACCCAACACACATACCCCCAAAGCCACAGATTCCGGGGCCTGAATGCGTGTTGGCTTACCGAAACCAACCCAACACAAACCCAACACACCCAACACACTTAATGGCAGAGTCATGCCGCAAGCCTCTTGATGTGGTCCCAACTGTCGACGCTCCAGCCCGCCAGCTTTGCTCGAGCACGCCACTCGACAACGGTCTTGCCCAGCTCGGCCGACTTCATGGATGGGGGCAGGGAAGGATCACCCTCGCTGGGCACAAAGAACGCCGCAAATCGGCGAGAACTGCCATCAGTCCAGGGGATAGGGCGTGTCTTCTCCACCTTCGCGCTTAACATCAGCGAGAACTTCGTGTGGCTCATGGAGTTCTCTTTGTTGTGGGAGCACCACTCAAGGAACATGGCGTACACATCGGAAGTCAGGCAGCAGCCCCATAGACCGTGCCCCAACTCGCCGTTTCGCCAGAGGTAGAAGAAGGTCTGCCAAGCCGTGCGACTCAGCTCAACAAGCCTCTGGCGGGCTTCAGTTTTTGGCGGACGCGTGCGCTGGTTGAAATCCCCAAGGTCGACATCGAGCAGCCACCCGTACAAGGCAGCCACCCCACCGTTGGCCAACTCTCGGGCGATAGCCTTTTGCCTTTCGGCGGGCAGAGTCTCCATTGGCCACATCACTAGCATCCGGCGGTCGTCTTCACTGATCGGCCACGGCATGATCTCGTTGCTCAAGAACGCCGAGTTCATGTGGTTGGATTCTTCCCAGCCGTTGATGAACTTGGATTCCATGCGCACCGTCTTGCCGGTGATCATGTGCTTGATCTTGCCTACCTGGTTGTAGCGCTGGTCACGGCTCACCACCTCTTCAAACACGGCCCAAAGCTTGCCGCTTTGCCAGGCGTTGAAATTGCCTTCCAGCTGTGCCTGGCCAACCGTGGCACCGTAACGACCGTACAGCTCGCCCATGATGTCCGCGAACAGCAGGCTTTTGCCCGAGCCCTCCATGGTTGAGTGGAACAGAATCGCGGTGTCCATCTTTGCGCCCATGTGCTGCAGCGGGTAGGCCAGCCACTTGACCAGCCAATCCAACGCTTCGGCGTCATTGTTGCAAAGGAACGAGATCAGCCACCGCAGGTTCTCGCACGCAGCATCGTCACGGACCGGCTCAAGCGGCAAGCCCTCAAAAGTGTTGATGTAGATCGCCGGGTCCTTGGTCATCGTTGGGTCGAACACAATGTGATCGACGTCCACCACCCGCCGTTCCGGGCTGTTCAGCCAGAGCTGATATGCATCCCCCAAGGCCATCTTGACGCTGCCCTCGGGCAACCGACGCTTCTTCTCACGATCCCAGGCCTCTTTTGTCCCATCGATGTAGATGTACCGGTCGAGCGGTTCAAGCTTCAGCGCTCCACCCTTCTTGCTGGACATCTTCCGGGCTTGCTCAAGCTCTTGCACCTGCTCGGAGGCGATGAGCTTCTTGTCGGTCCGCTCCATCCACGCTTTCGAGAGTGGCTTGCCGACCAAGGCCTCGAAGCCTGTCCGCTTCATCGACCGTCGCTTGTCGAAGTCCCATACGTTCGTGGAACCTTCGACCAGGGCAAATCGGCGCATCGCAGCATCAAGGTCCAGGGCATCTCCCCCCTCCCCCCCGGTGGCCGAGGAGTCGGCCGGGCTGATGGCCTCGACGTCTGATGGGGTGCGGGCAATATGCTCGACATTGCTATCGACGACCGGAGGCAGCTCGGCCGGCTCCACCACCGATGGGGCACGGGGAAGTTCGCCCAATGGCGGCGGTGCCGGCGGACGGGACTTCGCGTCAATACCCAAGATCCGAGCTGCAGCCCTAGTCGCAGCCTTCTGGTCGCCGTCGTGCTCTAGGATGCAAAACACATCGAACGCATCATTCTTGTGTCCGTTCGCCAGCGGGTCCGAGGTGTGATGCGAGTAGAGCTTGCCCTCCGAGATTGTCACACCGGGTAGGCCTGAGCTGCTGTGCGGGCTCAACCACTTCCCATCGACGCGCTTGTAACCGTGCGCCTCAATCATCGTTGCGATGTCATGGATACGATTGAATTCAGGGATGACCTCGGGGAGCCGGTCACCAGATCGTGCTGTAGCTGTTGATGGTTTGGCCATGGGACGAGCTGTAGGCACAGGTGTTGCCGCCTTCGATTTCCACGGGCAAACGGCCTCCCCCTTCGGTTTGAACTCATCCCAGTCCTGCCAGATTGCCAACAAGTCGTCAGGCAGCTCTGGCAAGCCATCAGCTGTAGGAGGGGTACGCCATGTGTATGGCTTGTGCGTGCCCGGGTGAATGGATGGTGGCAATACGTCCTGCACTAGGCCACCCCGCAACTCGAAGACCGTCACTTTCTTGAACGGCTCAGCCGCCATGCGGAAAGCGGCCTCGCGGCCTGCATCCCCGGCGTCCATGGCAGCCTTCACTTGGACCATGAGCCCTTTGTAGATGGTGCCATCCGGGTCGTTTCTGTTTGGCCAAACCAAGGCGTGGCGACTCAGTTCCACCCCCTCAGGGACGCGGAACATCACGCGGAATCGTTCAGGGTTGCCCACGGAGGTGGGGTACGCGTCAGCGAGTGCGTCGACATCGAGCCCAAGCGTCTGCTGCAGCACCTGCCGGGTCAGCTCGACATCATCAACATCGAGCGAGCAGACACGACTCGGCCCAAGTACAACACCGAGGTTGTGGTTCGGGCTCGCAGTCCAGAACGCTTCAGCTTTCGAGGCATCCGTGAAATAGCCACCAGGCTTGTTCCATCCGGCCCCCTTCGGCCCCTTCTCACCCGGTTCGATAGGAACCAGAGCCAGACCGAAGGTTTCAATGTAACGCCGCGCCCAATCAGCTGTGGTAGGAGTTGGGCGTTTGCTCATCTCCGGCGCTCCCGCAACTCTTGGCAATCGATGCAGGTTTCGCAACCGCAGGCTGACAATTGACGGGCCAGCGGGATGGGCTCATCGCAGTCTTCGCAGATTTGCGCGCTTGGCTTGACCGGGAGCCGCGCAAGACGCTGCAGCGACAACTGGAGGAAATATTCAGCGCGGTCATTGGCAAAATCGACGGCATCAGCCATGACTTGCGTCCTCCATGGCTTCGCGCGCGCCCGCCATGATGGCGAGAACTTGCCGGATAACTTCCATGCCACGCTGCTCCAGATTCAACACCTCCGACAAGGTCCAAACGTTGTCCGAGGCACCATCATGCAGGCTACCCACGAACTGACCGGACTCGGCCAGAAGCTTCGCAACCGCCTGCAAGGCATCGTTGGTAGCAGGCACAGGCTTGGGGCGATACCAGACCGCGCCGGCAGGACGAACCAGCGCATCGAGCAGCCGAGGGTCCGCGGTCCACTGCACGATCTCTTCCAATTCGTCGGGGGTTGGCCAGCGGCGGTCATCGGCATGGTGCAACTTCTTCTGCAGGGCATCCACCTCGAGCCCCATGTCGAAGGCCAGCCTGGTGATACCGCCGTGATAATCACGACCCGCGCGATAGAGCGCTTGTCGCAAAGTGAGAACCGGACCTGCGCCCGGCAAAAGATCAATCCTGCTCATAACCGTAAATCCTCGGTTTACGGCCTAGTCATAGGATCATGTAAGACCTATCCTACGACCACGACCTGTGTGCTGTGCCTTGCGTGCTGTGCGGGCATGGCATGTGGTAATAGTCGTCCGGCTGAACTTGTGAGAGAGGCCACCGGCCGACGAGAGTGATGGTGCTACGTACTGTCATAGCTGGGCTGGGAGGTGAGAGTCCTGGCTCAGCGTTCTTACCCCTTTCCTTGCCTTAAGTATCCCCAGTCAATGTCCGGTCGCAGCGACTCACAAGTAACCTCTCCTCCCGTTTCTCGATCCAAATTGACAGCCAACCCCGCACCTGCGCGGCGGTTTCCATAAGCCACTTGCTTCAGTTGGCCGACCGATGTTCCGCAGTGTCGTGCGAGGGCGTCGACCCCTTCCTTGTCTATCGTTTTTAAATATTCGCTAAGCGTCATAGACACCTCCAATGCCTAGCAGATTAGCAATTGCTAATTATGAAGGCAATAGCAACTCGTAATTTACTGTTTGCTAACGGAAAGCAATCATCTGCAGATGGACATTAACGAAAGGCGCATCGCCTCCCTCCGTACGATCATGGGGAACCTGAGCCAGAAGGAATTCGCCGAGGCTCACGACCTAGACGCGTCGTACCTGTCGCAACTGCTCAACGGCCATCGCAAGCTGGGGGAAAAAGCTGCGCTTAATCTCGAGCTCAAGATTGGGCTTGCAGCAGGGACGCTGACATCTCCTCCAATGGAGGAACCCTCCATCGCAGCCCCAACCAACGTGGTTCGCCTGCCCACCAGGGCAGCAAAGGACAAGAACTACGTTCTGATTCCGCATCTCGATGTCGCGGCTTCTATGGGGCATGGCAAGGCAGCCCCGGAAATGCACATTGAAGTCATCCGCGACATGACGGTTCACCTAGACTGGCTCAGGATGCAGGGCCTTAGTTTTTCCAACATCGACAACCTGGCGATCATCACTGGCGATGGCGACAGCATGTCTGGCACATTCGCAGACGGCGATGCCCTGCTTGTGGATCGCGGGATCACCGAGGTGAAGACAGACGCAATTTATGTCTTCACCCTCGATGGCGATCTGTACATCAAACGCCTGCAGCGTCTGACTGGAGGCCAGCTCCGAATGATCTCCGACAATCCTATCTACCCGCCGATAACCATCGACGAGTCGATGATCGAGCGGATGCATATCCAGGCCCGTGTCCTACTGGCCTGGAACGCGAAAAAGCTCTAACGCCTTCTCGGGTTGTGTCCTACCGGCCATCCGCCGGGGCGCAACCACGCCCATCCAATTTAGCACCTGCTATTGAACAATCATTTAGCTTTTGCTAATTTCAGCTTCGTGCCCCTCTCTCACATCAAGGACACGAAGAATGAAATCAGCACAGCACAACGGATCGGTAACAATTCTGATCCATCCAACCGCCTGCAGCAGCGTGGAAAAAATACAGGCATTCCAACGCAGCACCGGCTTGCAGCTGGTCGTCACGCTCGAAGGTAAAGCCCATGCTGTACCTGCCAATGGGGGTGCTGTATGAGCGAATTCAGGATCTCCCTTCGCCAGATCATGCTGCTGCAACGCACCTTGGATAACGGCGGCACTGCGACCTGCAAATTGCAGCGTCCCGAAGTCACGGTCAATGCACAGATCGAGATCGAAAATGACAGTACGCATCACAGCATCAAGGTGACCCTTGGGCCGCTTTGCAGCAGCCTGAAACTTCCGCGCGCCCTCTCTACCAAGTGCCAGTCCTTAAGAGATTTTGTGCAGGACATCGCGAATGGCCGGGCTGACTCCGCAGCCCAAACGGAAGAAGCGCTTGCTCTCATGGAGGCGCAAGTCAGCGTTGAAGACGTCCTGCAGACGGGTCAGACAGCCTACGTAATCGCCACCGTTAACCGACAGTTTCCCCTTGGCGCCGTGGTGACTGACGACCAGGGCGATGTCTGCGCTGCAGTGACGGGAGCCACTAAAGAGCAGCTCGCAGCAGCAGTCCGCTCGAAGCTTCGGCCCAGCCCTGACGGTATCGGGAAATGCGCATGAGTACGCTGGAACAGCTCCGCAGCGAGTGGACCACCCCCTGCCCAACGCTCACTGCTGTCAGAGAGCGATATTTCCCCCACATCGGGTCAGACAGGCGGTTCAAAGAGCTGATCAACAAAGGGCGTATTGATCTTCAGCTGAGCAAGATCGACAGCTCAAAGAAAGCCCAGCACGTGATCTACCTGCACAACCTTGCCGCTTATCTCGACCGGCAAGCCGAACGCTCTACCCAATCTGCTTGACCAGGCGGCCCCGGCCATCAGGGGCACTTGGCTCCCGCCGACTCTCACACCAACGGCGGAGGGCTAAATTTGGAGCACAGCACATGCAACCGCACCAACAAGTTCTTACCCTGGGCATTTGCTTACTAGTCACCTTGGCGATCCTGCCTCTCCTGTTCGCGAAAGCTCGCCATCGCGCCTTCAACAGGGGCCTCGAAATCGGGAAACAGCGTCTGCAAGCCGATCTGAAATTACAGATACAAGGCATGCAAGAGGACCTGGACGAGGCCCGAGTTCAAGCCGAAGCAGACCAGCGTAAGCACCACACGGCAATCGCACACCTCAAAGGCAGCATCCGTGAACTAGAGGCCCGGATCATGTCCTACACCGGATTAGTGGTGACCAGGGCGGATTACGAACTGCTCATCAGCGCCATGGAAACCCTGAGCCTGACCGAGCGGACGTTAAACGCAATGAAGGCAACTCAGCAGGCATCACGCGCCAAGCAGCAAGCTGCAGGACTGGAAGGTCTGGCTAAACGCATTCACATCCAGTTGCGCGAAAGCCCAGCCAGTGCAACAAGCGCGGAGGTGGCGGCATGACGACCAAAGCCCCCCGAAGCTGCCTTGTGCACGGCCCTTCTGGCTGCGGCAAGACTACCAATGCTCAGGCCATCGCGAAGGCACTCGGCCTGCGCGACGTCCTAGATAACTGGACACCGGGCAAGCCCGCTCCACTGCTCAATACGCTGGTATTGAGCAGTCAGTGCGATCCGATCTGGCATTTCAAAGCCCGTGCAATGACCTTCGACCAGGCGATGCAGATCGCACGTCAACAGGGGACAGTTGTATGACAGCTGCCCAACAGATCGTCATTGCCGAAGCGCAGCAGCAGCCCCTTCCCTTTTCACGTGATCTGTACCAGCGGGAGGCCGCATGAGCACGCACCACCATGATTGGTACATGAGCGAGGCCGACGACGGCGGCCTGTATAACTGCCGGAAGTGCAGGCGGACCCATGATGGCTCAGTCCCAGAAGCTCACGGCTGTCCGGTGTCAAACGCCGAGCACAATGCAGCCGCTTGGCTCGGCCAGGCCGGGCTGTATCGCACTCGGTTTGACGCCGTGCGCAATTTCGAGCAGTCCGTCACGCCGGTATCCGCCAACGAACTGTTTGAGCTGGCCAGCAAACAGGTTCTCAGCCAGCTCAACGAGATCGAACGCCTGGATCGCCAAACGGCACGCGAGGTGCAGCTATGAACGACACCAATCGAATGGTTAGCGTGCCCAGTGAGTTACTGGAGCAAGCTCTTGACGCAGCAGCAGCTGTTGGCATGCAGGACGTAGTTGCCGAGCTGGATCGCATCCTAACTTCAACAACTGCAGAATCCGCCGAGCTAGTCAACGTGCTGCCAACAGTGGCGGTCGAGGGCGACCAACTGGTTATCCGCATCACCACCGAGTGCCTTTTGCACGCAGTCACTTGCGCACCGGAATGGCCGGTCGACTACAAGGGCGATCCGATCAGCATCCAGCACGGTACCTTATTGATACAGGAAATCATCCACGAACTGCAGCGTGAGGACGAGCAAGGAACCAACCAGATGCACCGTTTGCTTGACCAGGCCGCGCTGGACGCTATCAACAATGGCAGCGAGGCGGTGAGTTATGACTGATCGCATCCGACCACCCATGGCCTCACACAGCCTCGACCTTCCCGCCATCTGCGATGTGTGCGGCAAAGGCAGGTCGACGCGGCGACACCAGCGGTGCAGCCGAATCCGGCAACAGCGCGAGAGCAGCAAATGGGAATCGTACATGGCCAATGTGGCCGCGAAAAATCGTAAGCAGGCGCAGCACCTGCGACCCCTTCGGTAAGTCGGAGACTACTTAATGGCAAAGCCACAAGTTAAACCCATCCACGAAGCAAACAAACAGCCGACCGAAGCGGTTCAACTTCTCATCACCCCTGCCGTATGGATTCGGAAGGAGTTGTTGTTCCCGGTTTTCGGATTGAGCACTGAGGCCGTACGCAAATATCGCGACCGTGGAATCTGGCTGGAAGAGAAACAATGGCGTACCGACCCAGCCAACGTCATTGTTTACAACCGTGTCGAAATCGAAAATTGGATGGCCGGCCGTCCATGAGTGTGAAACTCCCTGCAGGTGTCGACTCCCTGCCAACGGGCGTCGACATCAATGGCAACCTCCTTCGGATCGCCTTCATGTACGAAGGCGAACGCCGCCGCGAGCCGCTTCGCAACGTCGCAAAGATTAACAAGGCTGCCATCGCCTACGCGGATAACAAGCGCAGAACGATTCTTGCCGAGATTAAGGAAAACCGCTTCGACTATGCAGCTCATTTTCCAGACTCGGTTTGGCTCAAGGCCAGACAAGAGCTTCCGAATGAGCCCGCAGAAAGGACTGTAGACGAAGGGATTGCCCAGTGGCTTGAAGTTGCCAAGGTAAAAAAAGCCCACAGTACCTTTATCAACTACAAAAGCAAGTCAGAACACGTCAGAAAAAAATTCACCGGCAGAGCAATCGCAAGCATTCCAAAGAGCGAGCTTGAATTATTCCAAGCCGAACTGCTCACCAATGGCCTCAAACCGAAAACCGTAAATGACGTCTTTACAGTAATACGGGGGGTGTGGGGGGATGCGTTCAGCGATGAGATCATCAAACTCAACCCCTTGGAGCGCATCGAAAACATTCAGTCTGACAGCGATAGTGAGTTCGCCGACCCATTCACCCGGAGCGAGATTGAGCGTATAGCCGCCGCCGATCCGGAGCGAATCACTGACAGCCGGATGATCGTCTTCAATTGCTGGGCCGGGCTGTCCCTGTCCGAACTGATCGCGGTCGGCGTCGAGGACGTCGACCTGGTCGCAGGAACTATGACCATCCGGCGCGCTTTGGTCGCAGGGGAGTTCAAGGTACCGAAGGAACGCTCACGCATCCGAACGGTGGAACTGATCGCGCCGGCCCTGGAACTGCTGACCATGATCGTGGCCGATGCCAAGGATGCCGAACCTACGCACATCACCGTGGTGCAGCGAGACAATATCACGAAAAAGCATGAGCGGGTCCGCTTCCTGTTCCGCAGCTCCACCAGTGGCCTCCTGTGGAACGGCAAGACCGTAAGCAATTGGTTCACCGCCCATCTTGAGAAAGCGGGAATTCGCCATCGAGGCGCCAACCAGGCACGCCACACGTTCGCGAGCCAAGCACTATCCAGTTACGTCCCAATTGAGTGGGTCGCCCGCCAGCTAGGACACAGTGATACGACAATGGTCCGAAAGCACTACGGGCGATGGATCTCCAAGGATACAAAGAGCATGGCTGAAATCGTTTCTAAAATGATGGGATTCCAGCTGGTGAGCCCCGAAGCTCTCAAGCCCTTGGCCGCCGGGTCTGATGCACACGGCGAATGTAGGCTTGAAGCGAATCAAGAGTGAAATGCGCCGGTTTAAGCGCATTGAAGAGCCGCGGATCAGTCTTGATTAGCGTGAAATTCACAGTGCCCTTGATAGTGTATTTTTTATCAAGGGCTTCACCTATACCTATAAGGGCTGAATCCAAGGTCCCAATAGTTTCATCAAGAATGCTAAGCATCTCTTCAGTATTTCGATAAAGTGCCACTATCCGACCCGGCTCAACCGCTTCTATCACCAGATCGAAATCATAATCCAACTGAGCTCCCAAACCGGAGCTATTCATCTTATCCCGATAAATGACCAACGCCTTGTTACGCTCTTTGAAATTTTCAAAGCATGCAAAGTAGCGCTGGTCCGCCAGCATGACATTTTCAATTGCCTTACCTGCACTCTCACTGGCGAGCAAGTCTAGGATTTTACTATCAACCGGCACCTTAATCCCTGGCGAGTCAGGAAGAGGGCCAACAGCCATAAACCGGCATTTATCATCTTCGTGAGGCAGCACTGAATACTTTTTTATCGAGGTCAGCTCGCCCAACTTCTGGATCAGCTGAAGCTTTACGAGTCGCAACACCCTCACAGAATCATTGTAATCCTTTGCCGCTTCAGAAGTTTTCTGAAAGTAAAACGCGGCAGAGGCACCTAGCATTGCACCGCCGAGACCTGTAACGATAGGCCCAATAACATCCTTGGTATAGGAAACCAAAGCCTGGTCAACGAGACTCGTTGATGCTGGGAAAAATGCAAAGAAAAAAAGCGCTAGCTGAATGGCAATAAATAGCCCGAGCGCTACGCCGACTCCTACAGGTTTCCACAT